CGCTGTCGGCCGCGACTACCTTAAGGGTGGACTTCATCGTCCGGTGTGTGACCGTCCGGATGTGATCCTGCACCTGAAAGAGCTCTTTGAGCTCCTCGTCCGCGTTGATCATGTCGCGGATCGGCAAATATGAGTTGTCGGCGATTTCCTTTGTCGGTGCCAGGATGATGAATTCGCCCGACTGACGCCAGTTCAAGATCAGCGCGGTCAGCATCACTCCGGCCGCAATCGTCGACTTTCCGTTCTTCTTGCTGATCAGCAGAAAGAACTCGTTCACCATCCGGCGCCCGGCTTCCGGGTCGTACGCACCAAAGATGGCGCCGACGAAATCCGTCACCCACGGCCGGACGGTATCGCGCATGAACGGGCTGTTGGCTGCGTCGACCATCTGCAGCCCACCGAACATCTCCAGCGAATGGCGGGCGTAATCCGGAAATAGCGGCTTGAACGGGATCAGGGACTCGCCCGCGACCACGCGGCGCTCCCAATCCGGAAGCGCCGTACTCCATTTCAGGGCACCCATCAGTGTTTGGTCGCCCCCGTGGGCGCGTAGGGTTTAAAGCGCCCGGAACCAGCCGCTTCCTTTGCCTTCTCCGCTGCTGCGTCCTTCTTGCCGACCTCGCCCTTCTTCGGATGAACGTAGGGCATCAGCGTCTTAGCTGCCTCTACGCGCAGCTTCGTATCCGACTCGACGTCGTTCATCATGGACCGTAGAAAGTCCATCGGATCCGTAAACATCTTGGCCAGGTCAGGCAGATTCAGGGGCATCCCGGTCTGCTCCGCCTTCGCTTTTGCCTTGTTAACCAAATCGTGGCGTTCGAGCGCGGCCAAAACGTCCGCGTCCTTCATCAGACGGCTGGCCGCCTGGGACGCGCCAGCCTCGCTGTAACCCGCTTTCACCGCGGCTTTCGCGCCTTTCAGGCCGGACCGCAGCGCATCGACAAAGCGGCGCTTTTTTTCGGTCAGTGCCATTAACAACCTCGGTTAACAAATCCCGTTAATAGGGGAAATTTTCTGCGCGTGCGAGGACAGGTGGTCCGGGTTTCGGCCGTTCGGCAGGGTTTGCCCCCCCCCTCCCTCCGGGCCGCTCCACAATGGCCCTGCGGCACGTCTACAGCCTCTTGGCGCGGCAATCGTGCCGTGAGCAGACACACTAAGGGGGTCAGCGCCCCAGTGCCTCCTCGCGTTTCTTGGTGACGTCGTGACATGGCTTGCACAATGGCTGCCAGTTGTTGCGATCCCAGAATAAGGCCATGTCACCACGATGAGGGATGCGATGGTCGACCACCTCGGCGGCCGTTACTCGCCCCGCGCTTTGGCAATAGCAGCACAGCGGGTGCGATCGTAGAAAGCCTAAGCGTGCTTGCTGCCATTTGTAGCCATACCCGCGCTGGGTGGCGGAAACTTTAGCATTCCGCCAAGATCCAGGCGTGACTGTCGATACACGAGGCGACAACTCGCTCAAGTTCGACTTTAAAGTGGAAAGCTTTCGACGCGGCAAGCGTTTCGCAATTGCTGTCATGCGACGAACAGTCTCGCTACACGAGCTTTAAGCCTCAGGTTGGTGAATGCGGTCACCTAGGTAATAGAGCCCCCAGAAGGTGACGACGACCATTTGAGACAAGAGGAAGAAGAACACGAATACGGACACTGAAAATAGGAGAAGGCCGATCTCCGTCGAGACAACTCCTCTGACAGCGTTCACAAAAGAGAGCCCTAAGATTGAAGCCAACGTCAGAACGATACATTCAAACGTAAGGTACGCAAAAAGCAGACACAGGAAACGACGACGAGTGACCGGAATTCGATTTCGCTTTCCAGTCACCGTGCGTGTCTCAATGCTCGGGGGGGGATTGCCCGGCATTATTCGGTCGATATCCGTACGGCCAAATGTTGCGATTGCAGCAAGCGCGGCTATGTAGAAGCCGGGGAGGTTTTGTACGAAAGCGAGAATCATCGCGATCGTCCCGCCCGGCCCAAACAGATTCACTTGCGCCTTAAAGTACAAACACGTACCGGTCAAGATCAACGACACAGCGCTGGGCAAATACCAGTCTGCTACATTTTTCCCCGGATGGATCCGAAGGTACTCCAACGGACGCATTAGCTGTCGAATGATCACTTAAATATGTCCCTTTCAGAGTAATGCGCAAAGCTTTCCCCGCATCTCCTCGTCCACAGCATCAAATGCTGCAGGAAGGGACTTCTCGAAGCCGTCGATGAGGCGCTTCTTTATGTACTTCGAATCGTGCGCGAATGCTGCACCTTCAGTCTCAAGCTTAGCTGTACGAGTTAAGCCCTCAGTTGTCCTAAAAGTCACCCGAACCTGGCCGTACTTATCCTTCACTCGTCCGCATAGCTGCTGGATAGCCTCCCACTTCTCAGCCACTGCGCCAGGCGCGCTCTCGCGAATTTTGACGGTCCGCGAGTTCTCAACGAGCTCTCCTGCGTCGTCCCATGGACTACCCTGATCCTCAAGCCGGATAAGCTCGATGCTTGTCAGCTTCCCTTCCCTTAGCTCCTGCTCGAACTCTGGCGACAGGTGCCCCATCATCTTGCATTTCTGCTTGGTACGAACTCGCACCGGCTTAATTTCGGCGCCCTCCCCTTCTACAGCGCCCGCCAAATGTTCGACGGTGAAATCTTGTTTGAACTCCATGCAGCAGATGCGAAACAAGTAATTCAAGAAAGCTTCGATGCGCGCGCTGGAGAGACCCGGACACATTTCCACAATTGCACGATACACGTTTGGGCTAACAGGAGTTAGCGAAAGCGCCACATGTGAGGAGTGATCTGCCCCCTCGCCAGGTTTTTTCTCATGTCGCGTGCGAGTGCCTGTGGCTGGGTCATAAAACACGGAATCAGCCGCGTCCGGGTCACACCGATTTATTAGCAGGACGACATGGTCATCTCCTTCCCTCGCCACCATGTCCACGAGGTACAGCACGTCACCTCTCGTGCGCTTCGGCCAAACAAGCTCTTGCTTGGGATCGTCTTTCAACTTGGAGACGTATTCCACCATCTCGGCAAGTGTCTTTGGAGCGAGCCCTTCCAATTTGCCGTATTCCCCGCGCGCTGTGGATACAGATTCAAGTTTCAAATCAAAGTACAGCGCCAACCGCTCTTTATTCCGTTGCATGCATAAACCCTCCGCGCGTTAACGTAACACTTGGCAAGGTTTTAATGCTTAGATATTTTGGCAGGTTCGGGAAATCCCTTGGGTATTACGCTCAACCGCGCCAATGCGGAATACGGCAGCCTCAAGCAGGACATAAAAAGTCGGAGCTTCAACGTCACCTGAAACTTCCATCATAGGCATAAAAAATCCCGCTGGGCTTTCGCTAGCGGGATGTTCCGGGACGCATTTCTGGCACCGACGAGTCAACTATAAATCGAACGATATCAAGCGCGCAACTCTTTTCGCTCGACGTTGCGCAAAATGCCACGACGCTGCAGCCTTGGCAAAAGATCCTGCTTACTTTGCTGATACTCCGCGTGCTGCTGCTCATTTGTCATGCGGGGGTTGCTATACACATCATTGCCGCATGCCTTGTTGGCAGTGTGAATGCCGACCGCCGCGCGCGCCTGCCAAGACATGTCGTTCAGACACGCATCGACCGCCTTGCACTGCTCGACGTAAATGCGCGCGTCAATGTCATCGCCGTCTGCATGCACATCACTGTCGCTTATCCCGCGTCCGTAAGCCGACACCCGTGGCGCACCGAGGTTTGGCCGGTAGGTTTTTGCCCACCGGTACCAACCCATCAGCAGCTCCTCAATCTGTTCGCTTTCTTCTTTCGTCATGACCAATCGCCCTTGTTCTCTAATTGCCCCAAAAGGGTCCTCGGTTAACTGCCGCGGCGCCGGCCGCATCTCAATTTCCTGCCGACGCATTAAGACCTCGCACGGGTCCAGCCTTTCCCAGCGCCTGCTCCACCCGCTCATGGCTTCACGCCGTACCGCAGCTCGAGCAGCAGATCGCAGTAGTGCTTGATCTTCTCGATGTCGGCCTTGCCGCCCTTACTCTCATGGCGGGTGATGTACTTAACGATGTTGCCTTCGATGAAGCCCATCTTGTTTGCTTCGATGTACTGGATGGGCTGGATCGCGCGCTCCGCGTAATGGGTGCCGCCGGCTTGGGTTTCGAGTGCGCTCATTGCGTCTCCAATAGGGTGATGCCGTAGACGTGCAGCATCAGTTTTCGTTTGATGATGTAGGCGGGCAGCTTGCGCGTGGGAGCGCTCTTCACGTCCTCAACGACGTGCGCGCCATCGCGCATATAGACAAAGTCCGCCACGTAGGTCACGGGCTGCTCGGACTTGCCATCCGCGCGCTTGAGTTTCGGGACCAGAGGAAACACGACCTGGCGCTGCAAGGCAGTGATTTCCCCTGCCGCCTGCAAGAGCGTGAGGGCTCGGTACCGGCGCGACTCGGCAGCGCTGTCGAATCGCTGGCCGGCAGCCATCACCGTCCGGTTTCGATACTTGGACTGTTTCTTGATCACTGGAGCGTCCTAACGTCGGCGCGCTGGTAACCCAGGTCGTGCTCCCTGGCCGTCGGCACGAGTGCGCCAGCCGCCACGCGCGTGAAACCGATCGCCGGTTTGGTGGATCCGCTCTCGATAACCCGCATTGCGCGGGAGGCGTCGCCTATCAGCACCGGTTCTTGGCACGCAAAGCCGCGCTGGCTGTTCTGTGCATCCGCGATACCGATGAGGAGGTGCGGGTAGTCGCCGGTGTCATTGCGCATGCGATAGCCGCGGTACCGGTTCTCGAACTCGTTGCGAACGAATGGCCATTCTTTCTCGTCCTTCGCACCGAAGGCAACCCAGCCGCCCATATCCTGAATCACGGCGTGGATAATCGGGTCATCGAAGGCAACGCTGTTGTACGTGCCCACTTGGCGCACCGCTTTGTCGACCTTCGACCAAGCAATGAGGGCGCCGTCCTTGGTCGAGCCCTGCAACATCTTTACGACGTCGGCAGGCTTCGGCATGAACTGGCCGTTGTCTGGATTGACGCAGTGGCGGTTGAGGGCGTCGGCCACTTCGTCGTATTCGAAAGGCTTTCCGGCTTGCCACCACACGCCGATCGCGAACTCGCTGATGTCCTGTCGGTAGAACGCGTAAACGTTGCCGATCAGCGCCGAGAACCGGGCTTTGTCTTTTTCCTGCATCACGCACCTCTCGCAAATCGTTCTGCAACGTCTCGGTTGCGGGCTTCCAGGGCTTCCTGGCGGTTCATGGGTACGACGTTGGCACCTGCGGCCGACTGCTGGTGGCGGGGGG